ACGTTTGGATTTCCTACTGTTCTTACAATAGATAGATCGCTTCCAGAGACTGAGCCAATAACGCCATTAGGGTCTGGCATCGTCCATGTAACTATTAACTCGCCATCAACAACCTCGCTATCTTGTCTTGAGCCTGGATACTCCGACATTGATCTAATGTTAGTATCTTGATCCCAAAGTAATTCACTGGGTTTCGAGCCATCGGTCGGCACATATAGAAACTCGCCACTTGGCATGTATTGCATCTCCCCAGCAGGAACAGGCACTCTGCCGACTTCTGTCGCCCCTGAGCCACCGCTAGAGCCATGCTTTACCGGAACGCCGACTCCAAACTGCACAGCCGCAGATGGGTCTTCGTCTATAGACGAATCGAAGGCGGTCTGACCCTGAGTTCCCATTCTGCTGTCAACAGTTAGCCCTAAGAAGTTATCGACAACCCCTATTCTTACTGGGGTGTTATCTAAGTAAATTGACTCTAATGGGTCAACTGTAGCCCAGCCTTCGATTTCACCCTCGCACAACGCATCTACAAATTCAGCGATTGATTGCGATCTAATACTATCGTCCATTGTAAATGGAACATGAGGAGAGGGGGGCGATCCACTAGCGCCAGTTATTAACGACTGCTTTATTTTTAAGGTCATACTGGAATATCCTGAGTTACAAGTCTGGCAGAAACGGTCATCGAGCCAACTAATAGTGGACCGCCATAGAGTAATGGTACTCTGCCTCCTTGTTTTGCTGTGTTTACAACGCCATTAAATAAGTAAGAGGCTGCCAACTTTGGATCTACCTGAGCTGAGGTTGATGGCGAATCTGAGCCCATAATGGCTGATGAAATCAGGCTTATAGCCATACTCACCGCCATAACAAGCACGATTTGGACAATTGAAAGAACAGCAGTCATTGCCATCGTCAGCGTTCCTGCTGCAACTGCCGAGGCTGTTATGCCTGACATTATTGCGCCAGCAATCGCAATATCAATACCAAAAAAATCACCCTCAACGCTTGGGACGATGAACATAGTCTTTTCACCCATCGTATCAAATCTATTGTCATTATCGACAACTCCAGAGGCTTCAGGGTCGCTAGGATTCATCATTAAGAGTTTATACTTGTTGTCGTCCATGTACTTCAAGAAGCCAGGATAATTAGCCTCTAAAGCTCTCATCGCCTCTGATGGATTGGCAACCTGCACAGAGAATGACTCTCCGTAAATCTCCGCAGCTGCACCTAAAATTCTAATCTCTGCCATAATGCCTCAAAAAACATACTGTATTTTTTCTCCACTGACCGTCATACACGCCTTGTGTATAGCCAGAATAAGGAGAGCATTGATAAATGTCGCCACCCTTAAGGTAAATGCCCCAATGAGTTGGCACTAAGGTTCCTAACTTTGCGATAATCACATCGCCATGTTTAGGCGTATCGACTACTCTAAAGTTATCCTCTAATGCTGCGTTAACGGTTGCCGTCTTCGTGTAGTCATCCGCCACATCCCACCAGCCATACTTAAGTCTGGCGTGATCGATTAAGTCGATGTCAAATTGCTCCTTGTAGAAATCTCTAACCAGCGTGTAGCAGTCATTAGCTCCGCAGAAAAAGTCCACACCTTTCTTTGCAGAATCATACGACTTGGGGAACAAGGTAAAGATTCTATCGCTTGGAAATCCGATGATCAGAAAAGGCTTGTTAAGGCGCTCACACGACTCGATATCTTTATCAGAGGGCGTGGGCAGCCCGTTAACGTGAGAATGCACGACATAGGCTATAGCATCGTAATTTAACGCTATTACAGATGGTTCTATAGAGAATGAGTGCTGAGGGTCTTTGGATATATTTTTAGCTCTTAAGTAAGTAAAAGAAGTCTTTGTTTTAAGAACCAACCCACAACACTCATTCGGAAATGAGTCGCTAGAATGCCTCTCTATCTCTTTGATAATCGCTTCTTGGTTATTTACGAACATCTAGCATCTCTCTGTGTCTAATCACGAACTCTGTATTTTTCTTCCAATGATATGTATAAATCTCATAACCACTGAGCTTTCCAAGATGATGATGAAGTATGACGTTGTCGCCCATGTACACAGCGAGGTGATTAATATGATCGCTTTGAAACCTTATAGCTAACACATCACCCACTCTTAAATCATCAGTAACCTTTTCAAAATTAGTCAGATTCATGATTTCATCATAGCGGTAGGGGGATGAACTCTCTTTGCCAACCCACCACCATGCTTCGCTTCTGACAAGATCGTTAATTTCTATGCCTAGCTCCCATTTGTAATAGTCTCTGACCAAAGTTACACAGTCTGACGCTGCATACAGGAATGATCTACCTTCCAATGGCTGTCTATATCCGCACGGGGTGTATGTAAAATACTTTAGGTCAACCAAAGACAATATCAAAAATGGGATGCCGCAATGTTCGCTAGAGGCTTTGTCTATGTCGCTTGGATTGCAATCAGTGTCAGCGTGAGAGTGGGTTACGAATTTAATCATGCCGCCATACTCTCTTACCAAATCTGGGTCTAAGAGAAACGAGTTTGTTGGAGAATCTGACAGATTGCTACTTCTAATATATTGATAAACTCCATTATGCTCTACCATGATTCCACAACACTCATTAGGAGCCAACTCCTTTGCGTGAGCAACAAAGTCATCTGTGGCTTTAACCGATATTAGCGCATTTATGTTGCCCATTACATTCTGCCTAGTGTTGGAAATCCGCCATAATCAAGTGGATTTGTTTTACCGAATCTGAGCTTGCAGTCAGACAGTCTCTTACCACAAACGTCTAAATCTTTAGTAGCTACTGGAGTGCCAAGGGAGTTGAACCACTTTGTCGGATCAGTGCCGGCAAATCCACATCCTGAACCATTGATTGCCGACTTATAGCTCCAAGTACAAGCATTAGCCACAGCAGTTCTCCCTGGCAATTTTTTACCCAAGAAGTCAAGAGCTGATGCTAAGTCAAACTCCACTACCTGCATCGTCTCTAGCGTCTTCTGCTCGATGTAAAAGGTCTCTTTTGCGAATGTCGATTCATCGTAAGTCTCTGTGCCTAGATATTTTGACAGTGTTCTTTTTCTAATTACCTTTGCCCCGATAAGGTCACCAGAACTTTGAAGGTAAGTGGAGAATAGTCCAGATAAATTATCAACAATAACCTTTGGTCTTTTTTCAGCGCCAGAGCCAATCTTTTCAAACCCTGTAAAGCTCATGGGAAATGCTGTGTAATTATGACCCTGAAAGTGAAGACTCTTTCCCTCTGTGTCCTCGTAACAGCACAGGTATGAAATTAAGTTCAGCCCTATTGGGTTAAAGTCAATCTCATAAAGGTCAATTAGATTGCCAGGATTTATTTTGCGAATGTCGTCATTTATTCCACTCATGCTATGTAATACTCTTTAGTGACGAAATTAAATAAAAGCTGACCCTCAAAGACTTGTTCAAAGGTGGTGGAAACCATATACAGCCCAGAGTCTATTGGGGAGAATGACCATTTTTTCGCTATGTAAAGCCCAACGCTTTCATAAGGGGTTTTCCAAACAAAGCTTTTTTCTCCACCATGATCTACGAAGAATTGCCTAATTATCTTTGAAGTCGTAAAGTTGTTTTTAAACGACACGATAAAAGTCATAGGGCTGTTGTTGATTCCGTCTCCAATTCTCTGCTCGTAACCATCTCCAAATTTTACAGACAGAACCTTTGGGGACTCGTCGCAATTCCAACTTAAGTCAATTCCCCATTCTGTTAAAAATACTCTCTTTTGCTCTGCCAAAATAAGTCACCCATTACTTAGTATTTAAGAAGGTTATCATAAAACGGCATAAGTGTCTCTAACTATCTGTTTCCATACAATGTTCCGCCAGGTCTTTGTTGCGTAGCTATCTCAACCTGAACAATAGATTTTATTCTATCTCCCATCGCAAGCCATTTTCCCTTCTCATCTCCGCTCTTTTTAGAAGAGTCATTTCCTTTGTTATCAACATTGATAGTAATTGAAACTGCTCCATTGGTTAGTGGTGAATTTTCAACCTTGCCACTTACGCCAGATGACAGTCCATTAACCTTGTCACTTGATATACTTGATATGTTTCCAGCGACCCCGCCTGTCGCAAACTGACTAAAGTTAGATTGCTGAATAGTGGCTGGGATGGATTTATTATTTGGAAGTAAAGCTTTTGCGCTTAAGTTTCCAGCTTCATCTCTCATAACTGATAAGGGAATACTTTTACGGTCGTGCATGGGAATAAATGCCTCTGGCACATCGGCTTCTGCAAATAGAGCCAAATGAGGTTTGCTCTTTACGCCACCAGCTAACATCTGCCCCTTTGACATTTTAGTTGCATTGTTTAGCATCGATCCGCCATCAGCAAATGCGTGAACGCCGCCCACAATGCCTCCGAATTTCATTCCATAGTTAGGTCCAGCAATTCCCTTTCCAGTGGTAGATGAGTAGATACCCTGCCCTCCCATATTTCCACCACCAAACATCCCCATCGCCATTCCAATAGCTTTCATAATCAACATCTTGACGATCATCATCTGAATTCCCTGCAAAATGGAGAGTGTAAATTCCTTAAAGCTGCCCTTCCCTGTGACTATCATTTGAGCTATCCCATCAACCATGCCATTGGTAAAGTCAGCTGCCGCTTGACCTGCGACCATATTGAAATCAACGGTATCTTGCGTCATTTGCTCAAAGGCATTTCTGTGATCGTATTTGATTTGCTCTAGCTGATCTGCGTATAAGGCTTTCTGACTGTCGAGCTGACTTTGTAAATTAGGCTCATTTGCGCCAATGGTGGCTGACTTGATGCTATCCACCTTCTGCTTATTTGCCTCAGCAGCCATCATGTTGGCTTTTTCAAGACTTGTCACGCCTGTCGCTCTTGAAAGCTTACCTGTTTTTATTGCATTGCTTGTATCACTTTCTCTATTGATGACAATTTGAGCTTGCTGCTCATCCATTAAATTTTTATGTATCGCGGTAGCTCTTTCATTTTCCTTTTTTATTTGATCATCTATGTCTTGCAACTTTTGATTAGCAACGTCCCTTGATATTCTTCCAATGGACAATTCGTCATCTATGATCTTTTTAGCGTTCTCTTGATGGTTTTCAAGATTCTTTAAATTAGCAGCTTTGAAGTCTTCAATTTGAGCGTTATATATTGTTACCGCATTTCTTGAGCCTAGCGCGGCTGCATCTCTCTGCTCTTTAGCTTCTGACGTGTGTAATGTATTAAGATACTTCCTATACGTTATTTCTTCAGCTTTTTTCGCAGACTCTATTTGATCTACTGCCGCATTGTATTTAACGTCATCCTTGTATTGATTATCCAAACTCTGCTTTTTTCTTATCTCAAGAAGTTCAATATCTTGTATGGCATGATCTTGATGATTCTTTTTGAGATTAGCAATTTCAGCCATTTTTTCAATAGCCACCTTGTTGTCAGGCACATCATTCATGACGGAATGAATCTTATTCAGATATCCAGCATCAGCATTCTTCCCCTGCCCTATCCCTTCAATCCCTCCTTTTTCAAAACCAGTTGGTCCTATTTTATAAGCGGCAAGCGCAGAGTCCATGCTGCCATTGTACTTCGCCTTCAACATGCCTAAATATTTGGCAGTTGCTTGAGATGATTTGTCAAAATCATTTCTATCGTCAAGACCAATGTCCATTGTTGCGGCAGTAGGTTTTGTTATTGCAAAATGACCCTGTGCTGATGACTTTGGGGTTGACATGTTTTTGCCGCGAGTAGACTCAACTTGCCACAACGCATCCAATACGCCTTTTTCTAATCCATATTGACGCTCAAGCGCAGCTAAGGAGTTGCGGGCGTAGTCTCCGCCCTTGCTTAATTCATTAAGCTTTTCCTGAGAAGCTGCGGTCGCTGCAACCTTATCAGTTAGCCCTTCTTGAGCTTTGGTTCTTGCCGTTATTGCGTCTACGTTTGCAAAGATCAATTCTGTTTC